AGCATCGAACACTACTACTTTCCTAGCAGCACCTGCTGGAAACAACTATGTTCTATCGGCTAACACAACTGGTGCTCCTTTCTGGGCAGCAGCCTCGGCAACAGGTGTCACTAGCGTTTCTGCTGGAACAGGTATGTCGTTCACCACGATTACCTCTACAGGTTCAGTATCGATTGACACCGCTGTAGTCCCTAGATTCGCTAACGCAGGTACATTTACCGCCACTCAGACATACCAAAACGCATCTAACGCTTCTGCTGGTCTGATTGTAAAGAACCACGCAACTCAGCAAGCCAACCCATTTGAGGTCCAGAACTCAAGCGGAACCGCAATCGTGTCTGTCAGCAACACTGGTACCCTGTTTGCAGTTACAATTGATGGTGGAAGCGCCTAATAACTCCTGAGGATATAAAATGACAGTTGACTTCGCATCCCTGCTACCAATCGAGGAACGCAGAGAAGTGCTAACTAAGCGTATTCAGCAACTTGCCGCTGAGGGTTACCAACACCACATCAATCGTCTTGCTGCTCAGCGCAACAATAAGCCAGAACTCGTAACTGAAGCAGATGTCGCTATGAAAGAGTTGGCTACTGTAATTGAAACCTATCAGCAGGAATTGAACAACCTACCACCAGTAAAGGGGTAGTCAATGGCTGTAAGCACAAAGATTCAGCACAGGCGAGATACCGCCGCTAACTGGACTTCTACTAATCCAACTCTCGCTTCAGGTGAAATTGGCTTTGAAACTGACACACTAAAATTCAAAGTCGGCAATGGCTCAACCGCATGGACTTCCCTAAAGTACTCGCAAGATGCTTCGCTACTAACGGGTAACGCATCAATCACAACCCTCACAACCACTGGTGACATTAACACTGCTGGAAAACTAAATGTCACCGCATCTTCTGGCGACGAGGGTGGAGAAATATTTCTTGCTAATGCCGTAACTAATACAAGCATTAATAACGGGGTTACGATTGATGTTTACCAAAACCGATTACGCTTCTTCGAGCAAGGTGGCTCCGCACGAGGTTACTACATCGACATTACTGGCGGTGGAGCAGGTGCGACCACCAACTTAGCAGGTGGCGGTGGCGGTACAGGGACTGTAACCTCAATTACCGCATCGTCACCTCTTACTGGTGGAACAATAACCACCTCAGGAACTATCGGCATCAACGCATCTTCCACTAACACCGCTAACTATGTAGTTCAGCGAGACGCATCTGGAAACTTTGCTGCTAACACAGTAACTGCATCTTTAACTGGTACAGCATCACTTGCTACCAACCTAGTAGGCGGAACAACGAACAAAGGCGAGATTGTCTATCAGTCTGGCGTAAATACGACTGCCGAGTTGACGGCACCAACAACAAACAATGTCGGGCTTCACTACAACACCAGCACTAACGCACCGTTTTGGGTTCAGCCCACTCTAAGCAACACTTACTACGCAGCAACTACATCTGCTCAGTTGGCTGGAACCATTTCAGATGAGACTGGTTCTGGTTCTCTAGTATTCTCCACAAACCCATCGCTTGATGGTATGACACTAAATGCTGGGACTTCCCTGATTGTCGAAGACGCAGACAGCGTTGTTGGTCGCGTAATTGGCTCTGGAAATGTGCTCTACATTCAGGCTGGCGCTGACTCTACCGACGGAACTGGACATATTTTTGTTGGTAGATACGCCAACTCAAACCCAGTTGCTAACATCACACTGAACGGAACCACAACAAATGTCGCCACAAACTTAGTGGTCGGTGGAACAGCAAACATTGCTGGACAGATTACATCTACCCTTGCTAATGGAACGGCACCATTTGTGGTCACATCCACAACACAAGTGGCAAACCTGAATGTTGCTGTATCTGGTTTAACGGTAAATGTTATCGGTGGAACCGCAAACAAGGGCGAACTTCTATATCAGTCTGGCGTAAACACAACCGCTGAGTTGACCGCACCAGCCACAAACAACTCTATTCTGGGCTACAACACATCCACCAACGCACCATTCTGGGTAAGCCCAACGCTAAGCAACACCTACTTCGCTGCCACAACTTCCGCTCAGTTGGCTGGCGTGGTGTCTGACGAAACAGGAACAGGCAACTTAGTATTCTCCACGAGTCCAACTCTCACAACCCCGAGACTTGCGAACTCAACTACCACCGCAACCGCTGGTCTAAGAGACTTTGATGGTACGGTTTTCTACTCGACTACTAGCACTACCCCTGGTAAGGCTCTGGATGTTGCCTCTTACTACTATGTATCCAGTGCTTCGTATGATATAGACGCAACTACTGGAGCCTTCGTAAGAAGTCTTTTAGGTGGAAGTAACACAGGCATTACAGTTGACGCTGGAACTACTTATGAATATGAAGGCTTGTTTGTAATAACAGGATTTTTTGTTGCTACTAGCCAGACCCCAACCATAAACCTCAATAGCACAACAGTCACTCTTAGCCCCGTAGTTACACATCAAACTGTTGTTGAATCTGGAAACAACGCTACGGGACTCGGTTCGGCTTCAACTTTAAGTGCATATAGATTCACATCGGCTGGTAATGGTATAGCCCTAACCGCTTTAACAACAGGTAGCAGATATTACACAGTCAAAATGCGTGGAAGAATCGCTGTTACTGGCACAGGGACCGCGGAAATTCAACCTACAATTAGATTTTCCCAAGGTTCGACAGATAACGATTGGACAGTTGAGCAAGGAGCAATTTTCAGAATGACGCCGATTGGTAATGGAACAGTCACAACTGTAGGAACTTGGGCATAATGGATGAAATAAAAGAACTTCTAGAGCAGTGGAAAGAAGACGGATTTACAAATCCAGACTCTTTAGGGAAAGCATACGAAGCCGTCTCTCTCTTGGTCGATAGAGTAGAGCAACTGGAGGCTCAAGTTCAGACTCTCTCTAATCCTTAGGCTTTAGCGGTCTCTGATTAGGTCTAGGCACATATTCCTGCCTAATAAACACAGCACCATCGTGCTTCATCTCACATATGCGAGCCAAAGAGTCGACAACAAACCTTTCTTTACATACCGAGCATTGATTTGAAGCGTCATGTTCTTTAGCCATATCTCCCTAAACACTAGGTATTTCATACCAATTATCCCACGCCGGGTGCTAGGCTATTGCTATGACGGACTGGAAAAAACTACAACGCTCAGCCACCCCCCTCACATCTATGGTGGTTATGGATGACATAACATCTGAACTAATCAAGCCTTTCGACTACAACTCAGATGGCTCAGAGCAGTTCTATCCATATCTAATCCCAGAAGACTTGCCAACCACCTGGGGCATCGGCGTAATCGTAGGAGCATCTGGGACTGGTAAATCAAAACTTCTAGACCACTTTGCTAAGGGCGTCTACACCTCGCCAGTCTGGGACAATAATTACTCAATTGCTTCGCACTTTGACACTCCTGTAGATGCCGTGGAAAAACTGTCAGCGGCTGGTCTTATGTCAGTGCCTGAGTGGGTGAAGCCTTACGGAGTCCTATCAAACGGTCAGCAGTTCCGCGCTGACTTAGCACGCTCGCTAGAAGACAACGCACACATTGACGAGTTTACTTCCGTGATTGACCGCAATGTCGCTAAGGCTGCTTCAACCGCAATGGCTCGCTATGTGAGAAAGAACAACATAAAAGGTATCGTCTTGGCTACTTGCCACCGAGACATCTTGGAGTATTTAGAGCCAGACTGGATTATTGATACCGACAGAGGCGAGTGGGCTTCGGGAAGGTATCTTCATCGACCAGAAATGGTACTTGAAGTACAGCCGTGCTCAAACGAAATTTGGAGCCACTTCGCTCCGCATCACTATCTCTCCGAATCGCTCAACAAATCGGCACACTGCTACTTGGCACTCTGGAACGGAGAAGTAGTAGGTTTTGTCGCATCTATCGCATATCCGTCAGGAACTGTAAAGGAAGCGTATCGAGAGCACCGTCTAGTAATCCATCCTGACTATCAAGGATTTGGATTAGGACCTAAACTTTCAGAGTTGGTTGCTCAGCACTACCTAGACAACGGTAAGCGTTACTTCTCTAAGACTAGCCACCCCCGCCTCGGCGGTTACCGAGACCAGTCACCGATGTGGAAACCAACATCTAAAAATCACAAGCGACGCACAGACGGTCAAAACTTAGATGGAAAACAGCGTTGGAGCATAGACCCTAACCGCTGGAGTTATTCCCACGAGTATGTCGGATTAGTATAATGTCATACCTATGTGCTATTGTTTATAACAACAACATAGGAGATTGTTATGGGTAGAAAAAAGACAGTGGTGCCAGTAGCACCAAAGCCTTGCGATGCTTGGAACATAGAGACCGAGATTCAAATCAATGGTCGTCATGTGGTCAAGGGGACTGAACTAAAGATTGCTGGTCAGCGAGGCAGATTCCGCTTTATGAAAAAGGTAACCACCGACAAAGATGTCATTTGGATTGATGTATACGGTGGACCAAAGGGTGCCGAGTGTATCCGCAGTTTCAGACCTGAGCAGGTCAAGACTGTCCACAGCAAGAATAAGACAGACTTCCACTTGGCTCAAGAGTTCAAAGTAAAGCGCAAGGCTCAACTAGCAGACGCTAAGCAGGACAACAATGACGGAACCGAATAAAGAAATAGCGTTACTCTACGCTCGCGTCTCAACTCAATTACAAGTCAATGACGGGGTTAGCCTCGATGTTCAAGAGCGTCAACTACAGACCTCAGCCGAGATTGCTGGTTACACAAACATTGAACTAATTCGAGAAGAGGGTCGCTCTGGAAAAAATATTTCTGGCAGACCCGCACTAACCGCAGCCCTCAAACGCCTTGATTCTGGGGAGGCTAATGCTTTATTTGTCACCCGCATCGATAGACTCGCTCGTTCGACAAAAGACTTTTTGAACATTATTGATAGAGCAAACGCCAACGGCTGGCGTCTTGTGATGCTCGATTTGAATCTTGATACCGCAACTTATCAAGGAAGATTTGTTGTCACCATTATGTCCGCTCTTGCTGAAATGGAGCGTGGCATCATTGCCGAGCGACAGAAAGATGTCCACAAAGACCGTCGCTCACGCGGAGTAGTGTGGGGCAAAGATATGGGACCAATGAACAAAACCCCTCAGGAAGTCAAAGACCGAGTGGTCTTGGAGCGTTCCCAAGGGGCTTCGTTTAGAAAGATTGCTGACGGACTAAACCGCGACTCTATTCCGACTCAGAATCAGCGACAATGGTATCCAACGACTGTAAAGAATCTGCTTGACTCAATTCAGCAGGGACTGGCTGACTAGGAGTGGACTCTGGGTCTTGTTGCATCT